CATAATTTAATCCAGCTAAACTTTCAATAGAAGTTCCACTGTCTCCACCACGAACTGGTAAGAAAAAATCTTCCGTTATATTTTGAATGTTATATCTAAGATTATAATCACCAGTCTTTTCATCAATAACAGGAGCTTTCTTCATTTTATTAATAACTTGTTGCATATAATTATCAACTTCAGCGGGTGGTATGTTACCAATATCTAATTTAAAAATTCTCTTTTCTGGTGCTCTCATAATACGATGAATTAACATTGCATCTTCCATCAACATTAATTGTTTCCAAACTTTTCTCCCAGCCTCTAACATTGAACGCCCATAAGGAACATAGTTAGAATCAGATAAAAGTCTAAAATGTGCAATTTCATAATTTTCAAATGTCATAGAATCTTGTTTCATTCCAGTATGCCGATTACTATCTCCCATCGGAGTTAACATAAACTGAACAAGCTGTGGATTTTCCTCATCGTGACCTTCAAGTCTAGCAACATCATAAGCAGACATAGGTGTTACATTTGTAACACCATATTTTTCTGCAATTTCTAATTGTAAAAAGAAATCACCATACTTTGTCATATTACGAACCCAAGGCCAAAGGTTAAATTCTATATTGATAATATCATAAAAAAGATTATGTAATATATCATAAATTTGATCATTATCAGTCTGTATATCCAACACTTTACCATATTCATTTTTCATAGTAGATTCATCAGAATATATATCTAAAGCTGAAGCAATAATAGAATCAGTATCCATTGATTCATAATCTCTAAATAAACCCAACCTTAATTGTTGTTGATATAGTTGATCATTATACCCATATTGCTGCACATTCATATTTGAATATAATTTCTGATATCTATCAACTAAATTTGTTTGAACATTAGACTGTAAATGTCCAGTATCCACTATTTTTAGTTTTCTACCACCGATATTTCTAACAATTGTATTTGTAGAGAATAATCGTTTTAGTCTTGAATATATATCTCTGTCAGCCATTTTTACCTCTTTATTTAATTAGCCAATCCAATGATTCTTTTTCTCCTTTGGGACCTACTGCCCAATCCCAAGAATCATTTTCATAGCTCGGTTTTTGCGGTAACATCTGCGATGATGCGCCACTTAAAGTTTTTTTAGTCAATTCTATTCCTTCATTTCTCAATCTTAAAGCAGTATCTCTTACCCAAAGAGTCAAAGCGAAACTTATTACTAAGTCATCATTATATCCCTGCATAGCTTCAGCCTTATTATTGTTATATATAAATACAAACAATTCATCAATTAATCGATTTGAATGAACAATTACAGACTTTTCTCTAAAATATTCCTCTAATTTAGATACAACTAACGGTCTTGTCTTCATTGTCATACTAAATCCAGCTATCATATTTCTATCTGAAACTCTATACTTATTAGACATTTGATGTTCTGTATCTACATACTTTAAATCTTTGCTCATATAAAATAAATTTTCATAACCTCTATCAATACACTGTTGGAGAGCAGCCCAACCAATATTATTATTTTCAACCACTAACAGTGCGTTATTATATTCCGTAGCAGTATTTACACATAAATTCCCAAAATCTTTTGTAGACATTCTACCCTTATATTCAGCAACTTGTTCCATTGACTCAACTTCCATAACATGAAATGCAGAATAATCTGTACTATCTCCTCTGCTGACATCAGCACTCAATACATAATCTTTTGTATAGTTTGCTGGTTGCCATATCCAAAGGTTACTATCTATACCCCGTTTTTCTAAAGGATCTCTAACTTGTGTTTGTTGATATTCTTCTAAAATTTTACCATCTATAACAGACTGACCAGAAGTGATAAAGTCACAATCACATTCTTGTGCGGCTAATGAAGGACCCAACAACCTATCTTGCTCTTTTCTCCATTCATCACCTCTTTCAGGATGTAAGTTCCAATGTAATCTAATAAAATTCCAATCATTCATTCCTTCTTCTGCATCTACCCAAATTTTATGAAACCAATTACCAACACCATTTGGCGTAGAAAGTGCAATACATTTTCCACCAGTAGAAAGTGTCTGAGAAGCAGCAGCCCATATCGTTTCAATTTTATCGATAAAAGCAGCCTCATCTAATATCAACAATGATAGAGCTTCTGACCTACCAGCTTCGTCACCACTCGCAACTGCCTTTACCTGTGAACCATTACCGTATCTCAACGACAGCTTATTATCTTCAACACATTTCTGTTTTAGCCAGCTAGGCAAATTAGCATGCATAACTCTTACTTTAGTTACCAAATTTTTTGCCGTATCTTGTTTAGTAGCAATAACTAATATATTCTTATCGTTATGGAATGTCATCATCCAAAGAGAATATCCAGCAGTTAATGTTGATAAACCTAATTGACGAGCTTTAAGTACAATATTAAAACGAAAATCTTCAAAAGTCTGTAATGACTTTTCTTGATAGTCATATAAATGAAAAGGAACTTTACCTTTTATTGGGTGCTGAACAACACAATACTTTTTCATAAAATAAGCTGGATCTTTAGCACACTTTGTATACTCCTTTTTAATTACTTCTTTAAGTTGTCCTTGTTTCATTATATTTTTCCTAAAACAAATCCTATAGCAAGCCACAAATATTGGTTTTCATACCATTTAGGTTTAATTAATTTAACCATCTTTTCATTAGCTTCATCACGAACCTTTAATAAATCAATTTGCTTATCTTTAGCAACCAATAATAAAGAATCAACATTTGCTTGGTTTTCCATTTTATTTACTAACCCCTCGTAAACATTTATTTCTTCTGTTTTAGCGTCTACTAGTTCTTCACATTTTGCTATTTTACCTTCCCATTGAGCATCTCTTTCTTTAATCATTTCCAACGTTTCTTCTTGTGTAAATGACGTTTGTGCCAACAATGGTGCAAGTAATAATATCCAAAAATACTTCATATTAACCTCACTTATTCTTAGCAAACTTTCTTAAAAATTCTTCAGCTGATTCTACTTCGTCATTTTCATACGCCTCTTCCATTTGCTCTGTTTTCTTTTTAGTATTAGTAAGTTTTCTTTTTAAGTTACCAACCTCTTTTTTAGAAGCAGTTTTTGCCTCATCTAATTCTTTAATTTGTTTTTCAACCTTCTTCTCTTCTTTTTTGTTTTCTTTAATGACCTTGCCAAGCTTTTTTACTTCTTTACTTTTAGAAGCACCGACAGCAAAAAGAGCTCCAACCATACTTAAAAATCCAAGTATTATTTTCCAAATTTTCATTCTTTACTCTCCAATTCATTTAAAATCTTTGTATATTCTTCTAATGCTTCATCAGCCATTAATTTAATATGAGTAGTATCAACACTCCACTTTTCTTTTTCCATCTCAGGATAATTCACACCAACCTGATTATACCACTCGGGCGCTTTCATATCTTTCCACTCTTCAATTGTTTGCATTTGATCTTTAATAAAAGCAATTTTATTTTGTTTAATTTTTTCCTTCTCCCACTCTTCATATCTTCCTTCTATCCGAAGTTTATTTTCTATTATAATTTGACAATCAAAACAATGTCCGTACAGTCTCCACATTTTATCATCAAGTCTTTTCTTCATAATTTTACTGCATTCTTTACAAAACAAAGGCATTCTAATATCCTGCATCAGTTCTGTCATTTTTGGAATGATATCACCCTTTTCTTTTTCTTTACCTTTATAACCAACCATTGCCCTTTTTTCAGTTTCACTACCAGTTAATATATCACTTAATGCTTGATTTTGTCTTTCTGTTTCTTTATTGTATCCCATAATTACCTCGTAAACTTTAACATCCCTAAAATTTGATTAACAGGTGCAAATGCTCCTGTATATTTATACAATTTACCTTTATAAACAAATGTAACTCCTTCACTTGGAATAATTGATTTAAATCCACCTAAAGCACTTAACCTATCTAATTGTGTTTTTAACATATCCAGTTGTGAAGGATCTTTAGCATTTCTAACCTTTGTAATTGCTTTATTCAAATCCTTCTTAATTTTTTGTACAGCCGTTTTAGGATTAGCAGATATAAAATCTTTCATATTCTTCATAACTTCAGCACCCAATTCAAAAAACAAAACTTCCCAATCTCTTATATGCTGTTTCTGTAATTTAACATGATCATGTTTATCAGTAGCTAATACCCAATCTAGAAATTTTGGATGATCTTCTTTTAACTCTTTTTTCATATCAGGTATTTTATATGACTTATCATAAAATGCCCACCGCTTCACAAGTTTTCGTAATACAGCACCAGTAATATTCGAGAAATCAGTTTGATTAGCACCATTTAATATATATTCCGACCAATAAGCTTGGTGATAATCCGATAACGTATCAGTACCTTTTAACGCGTACCGAGTTTGAAGTGTTTTTAACTTCCCTAAAAAATAAGATTGTCGATTAGCAAAATCTTTAACGGGCGGCAAAGTAGTTACAGATGGTTTTGCTATCCGATATGTTTTTTGTATATTTTGATTAATTTGTCTTATCATACCTTCAAGTACTTTTGCACTACCTCTATCTGAACCTATAGCATTACCTGCCGCATTATACTCCATTGTTCCATGAAATTGAAGTAATGTCCTATTATATGGAATTACATTTGCTGTTTTTGGATAGATAATTTCCAAAGACATAAACTTCTTACCTTCTGCAAATATTTTATCTTTTTGTTTAGCACTAAGACCTTTTATTGCTTTCTGTAAATCTATCACGGCTTGTACAAAAGCTTTTTCAAGATCTCCCCTACCAGCAAACATATTCTTTATACCACTTATACTTAAAGCCTTAGCACCAAAATTTTTAATGTGTCCTTTATTTCTAGCTGCAATAAGTTTTCCATTCTTCCAACTTATCATTATATTTTGACCATCTGTTTTTTCTGTAACTGCGCCTTCACTATCAAGCTTACCTTGTAACGTATTAATAATTAGTGTCTTAAAATCGCTAAACGTCAAATTATTATCATCAAATGGGTGACTAAGGTGCCCATAAGCACCACCTTCTGTAAGTAGTTGAACTTCTTTATTTAAATTAAATCCCTCAAATAAAGAATCGCCATCAAAATCAGTATCACCATCTGCGCCAGGTGCAAATAATGTACCAATAATATTATTAATAGCAGAATCAGTGCCCATCCAATCAACTATTTCCCAACCTAAAGGTTCTACAACTCTAGTCATCCATTTTTTATATTTACTAACAGCCGATGTAGAACCACCAGCTTGTCCATGATCTAAATAAGTTAAAGCTACTGATTTATAATCATTCATAACTGTATTTTTAGCTTTATCGCTTAAAATGTAATTTATAACTTTCCAACCAGCTTTTTGATATATTGAATCTAACCATTCTTTAGAAACTTTTTTATAACTATTATAATTTTTATAAAATGTAGAAGGACCGTCATCTAAATTTCCAGCAGTTGTATTAGTAGCTTCTAATAAAAACTCTTCTATTAAATCATCTGTAAGTATAAGAGATTCAAAAAGTTTTCTAAATGATTTAGTCATATAGTTATAGATTTTTTTATCATAATATCCAAATGATTTTTTGAAAAGTTTTTGTCTAGCACTATCATCAATTTTAGGATCACCTAAAAGTTTTCTCATTTGTGTTCCACTAACATTACCAACTTGTGGTGCTGATAAAGTATATCCATGCTCACCAAATCCTTGTAAATTATTTTTATGTTGTTTATATGATTGAAAGTATTTTCCCGAACCCAATCTTCCAGTATCCTTTTCGCCAACGATATAAAGTACTGCTGTAGTTTCTGGGTCATATTTTTTTAGTAAATTTTTTGCAACATAGGGTGTTGTTTCTTGAACAATGCGATTTGCAGGAACTCCCATTTTTGTAATATGCTGTTTCTTCTCTTTAAAATTTAAAGGATGGCGTGGCGGCTGTTTAATATTAGATGTAGTTACATAAGCTTCATCTACCCTACTCTTCAACCATTTATATGTAGCAAGATGACCTGAATGAAATGGTTGAAATCTTCCACCGAATACACCAATTACTTTTTTAATCTGTTTAGCTTCATCAATTTCTTTATATCCACTTTTCTTATTAGTTTTGTTTTTATTAATTCCTTTACGACTTGGTGATGGTAAAAATCCAGACGGCGCACCGAATTC